GAATTACCTATGTGGTTAGGAGTGGCGGCATTATATGGCTACCAAGCAAAGAAATACAAATACAGATTACCTCTTTAGAAAGGTCATCCCCCAAGATGGCAGGATACATCATGAAAAGACTAGAACACCTGACGTTGAACTACTCGCCACCGAGCATAGAGTTACCATCATGACAGGGCGACATAAGTTTAGATCTGACTTTGAGTTACGTGTCGCTCGTAAGTTAGCTGAAAACGGTAGAGACTTCGAGTATGAGACACAGAAGATACAGTTTCAACCCAAGATAAAGAACTACACACCAGACTTCTGGTTTCCTGATTACGGGTTTTATGTTGAAACAAAAGGTAAGTTTGATTCAGCAGACAGAAGTAAACACCTGTTGATAAAGAAACAGAACCCAGACGTTGATATTCGTTTTGTGTTCCAACGTGCTAGGAACAAGATTCGAAAGAACAGTAAAACAACCTACGCTATGTGGTGTGAGAGACACAAGTTCTTATGGGCAGAGGGTAGCATACCAGAGGAATGGTTCAAATGAGCGAAGACGAAATTGAAAACGAAATTGAGTTAGAGAAGAACTTCTTGTTACCAGATAGATATTATGTTATACTCAAGCCCAACGAAGCTGGATTCAGTGCTAAAGTATTTGATACTACGGGGGGTTTACTCGATGAAGATGGACATCCGCATCCCGGAGAAGTTGCAGTCGAAGGTATCCTTGCCCTGCTACAAGCAGACATTGATCAAGTATTCACCAGCGGCGTTATTGCTATACAGGCTCGTGAACACTTTAATGAGACTGTCGAGGAAGATGCCGAGAGGGATGGTAACATCATCCGAGTTGATTTTGGAGCTAAACAGTGACACGTAAAAAAGATGTGGTAAANGAACCACCTCACTACAATCAATCAGGGATAGAGTGTATCTCTGCTATTGAAGCAGCCACAGGAGATGGCTTTGAGTATTACCTACAGGGTAATATTATGAAATATTTATGGAGATACCCCTACAAGAATGGTCTAGAGGACCTGAAGAAGGCTCAATGGTATCTAAACAAGTTGATAGAAATAAAGGAGAAATAAGATGTCGAATCAGCTACCAACAATTTACCAGCAATTTATTCACAAGTCACGGTACGCCCGGTGGTTGCCTGAACGCAACAGGAGAGAGACTTGGGAGGAGACTGTACAACGTTACACTGGTTTTATGTGTGACCACCTTATGCGTGAGCACAACTATGTCGTAAACGAAGTATTTGCTGCTGAATTAGAGGAAGCTATTCTTAATCTAGACATCATGCCATCTATGCGGGCTATGATGACTTCCGGCCCTGCACTAGAGCGTGACAACATTGTGGGATACAACTGTTCGTATATGCCTGTAGACAGCCCTCGTGCGTTCGATGAGTGCATGTACATATTGATGTGCGGCACAGGCGTAGGCTTCTCTGTTGAAGAGTCACAGGTGTGTAAACTACCTATTGTGAATGAACACTTCGAGGAGTCTCCAACTGTAATTCATGTTGCAGATAGTCGTAGTGGATGGGCTAGATCATTCCGTGAGCTCATCTCTCTGCTATATGCAGGACAAATCCCGTCGATAGATGTATCGTCCGTTCGTCCAGCAGGTGTCCGTCTCAAGACTATGGGAGGCCGTGCGTCAGGACCTGAACCTCTTGTTGAGCTATTTAACTTCTGTATCGACATATTTAAGAAGGCTTCTGGTCGTCGTCTCAAAGCAATCGAGTGCCATGATATTATGTGCAAGATTGGAGAAATTGTAGTCGTCGGTGGTGTTCGCCGTTCTGCACTAATTAGTTTATCTGACTTATCTGACAGAGAAATGTCTCATGCTAAGTCCGGAAAATGGTGGGAGACTGAAGGACACAGAGCACTGGCTAACAACTCTGTCTCGTACTCCAAGAAGCCCGACATTGGAACGTTTCTAAAAGAGTGGCTATCTCTGTATGATAGCAAGAGTGGAGAACGTGGTATCTTCAACCGTGAGGCAGCTAAGATGAAAGTTGCTGAAAACAACAGACGGGACGCTGAACATGAGTTTGGTTGTAACCCGTGTAGTGAGATTATCCTACGCCCCTACCAGTTCTGTAACTTGTCAGAGGTAGTGGTTCGTCCAACAGATACGCTAGATGAACTCAAACACAAGGTACGTCTTGCAACCACGCTGGGTACGTTCCAGAGCACCCTCACCAACTTCAAGTATCTGCGTAAGATATGGGAGAAGAACACCAAAGAAGAGCGTCTTCTGGGCGTGTCATTGACAGGTATTATGGACCACCCCGTGCTGTCCAAGACCGTAGACTCTGTTCGTTGGCTTACAGAAATGCGTCAAGCAGCTGTAGATCAGAACGCATATGTTGCTGAACAGATTGGTATTGAACGTTCTGCTGCAATAACTTGCGTCAAGCCATCAGGTACTGTGTCGCAACTTGTCGATGCTGCCAGTGGTATTCATGCACGGCATAACTCTCATTATGTTCGAACTGTACGGGGAGACAACAAAGACCCTCTTACACAGTTCCTTATGGATCAAGGTATACCAAGTGAGCCTGACGTCATGAAGCCTGACAACACTACCGTGTTCAGCTTCCTCACACGTTCGCCACAGGGTGCTGCATGTCGTAATGATATGTCGGCTATTGAACAACTCGAATTGTGGAAACTATACGCTATACATTGGTGTGAGCACAAACCATCAGTAACCATCAGCGTTAAGGAAGATGAGTGGGTAGAAGTCGGTGCATGGGTGTATGAGAACTTTGATATCTGTAGTGGCATATCCTTCCTGCCATTCAGTGATCATACCTACAAGCAAGCTCCTTATCAAGATATTACTGAAGAAGAGTACAGCGGTAAATATCAGAAAGTATCTAACGTCAATGAAGACGGGTTCGTCGAATGGTCCGAAATAGATTTGACATTGCCGGATTCTATTGATTGGAAAGAACTAGAAACATTTGAAACAGAAGATACAACTAACGGGAGCCGGGAACTAGCGTGTTCTGCAGATTCCTGTGAAGTTGTAGATATAGTAGCAGCGGAGTAAAGACTATGGATTATTCTTGGTATACATACGCTATGTTTGGTGTTATAACATTTGTTATAATATTAGCGGTATGGGAGAGTTACAAATGATATCCATAGATATTACTGACGACATGATGCAAGAGGCTGCTAAGAAGGGTGCACAGATGCAGTTTCTAGCAGGTAGCATCACTAATGGGACGAGCAACGTTTTGGGAAGTCTTGGTGAGGTGATCGTACAGAAACACCTTGATGCATCTCCGAGCAACACGTTTGACTACGATATAGTGCACAAGGGTAGACGCATAGATGTGAAGACTAAGCGGTGTGACTCTGAGCCTCTACCCTACTATGATTGCTCTGTTGCTGCACACGGCTCCGGTCAAGACTGTGATGAGTACGTGTTCGTTCGCGTGTTGCATAACATGAAACGTGCTTGGATACTTGGGAGTATACCTAAGTCTGAGTTCTACGAGAAAGCGACTCGCTACAAGCGGGGGGATGTTGACCCATCAAACAACTACACGTTTCGTGCTGACTGTTACAACATACCAATCAGTAAGCTAAAGGACGTAGCATGAAACCGAAAGCAAAAACCCAGATAGATGATCTGTTCTCTCTCCGCATGGGTATGACCCGATCAGGGGATATCAAGATGGAAATGGATTACGTAAACGCAGAAGTGTTTACACAGACTATGAATGACCAAGCCCCTGAGTTTACGGATACATGGAAGGTTGCATCCCTTCTACGCTATCTAAAAACAAAGGGCGAAGAGATAATGGAGAAATCAAATGGATACGTCACGTGACGAAAACAAACAACGAGAGGCAGCTAGGAACGATCCTAGACAACTGGCTTTCCCTTTTTTGGAGGCAGACCCTGATGAAAGAAACTGGTACTACGACGGCGACGGTACAAAAAGATACAAAGAAAACGGATACGAGGTTTACCAACAAAGTAACCCCGTACCGTGATTTATCTTGGTACATCAAATGGATTGGTACAATATTTATTCTGGCAGCAATCTCTGTCAGAGCGTCTATGTGGAGCTCAGAGCTAGACCTCATGTTCTCTTTAGTAGGGGCTATACTGTGGCTTGTTGTCGGGCTAATGTGGCATGACAGAGCTATCATTGTAATCAATGCAGTGGCAACAGTCTTGTTGTCAGTCGGTCTAATTAACACACTAACAGAAGTAGCAGGAATGTAGATATGAGTGAATCACCAAAGGTCGTTATCGACGATCAAGAATTTAGTCTGGATAACTTTACAGAGGAACAGAAGTACTTTGTTTCTCAACTCTCAGATATTCACAGGAAGAAGTCTGAGTTAGAGTTCCAGATGGCACAACTGAACGCAGCACACCAGACGTTTACAGCAGTTCTCAAACAGAGCGTAGAGGAGCCCCAAGATGTTGGAAGCACTGATACTCAAACTTAGAGGCGAGATAGCTGTAGCGAAAGCAAACGTTGATGTCTACCTAAACAACGCTGCAGGTATCGGAGAGCACCCTGATATCGTTGAGGCTATAGAGACACAGATTGAGAAGATAGCCTCTGCAGAAGAGAAGATAGAGACGATACAGAAGCACTTCGACTGGCTGTAGATAGACAAAAAATAACCCCGGCAAGATCAACCTGCCGGGGCTTTTATGTAGAGGTCGGGTTAGTCCCGATCTTTTTTTTATGCTAGGTCGTTCTTGCCCTTACCATCAGCGGCGAAGGCAGGTACTTTCTTGCCCTTCACTGTGGTCATAGACATACCACCACCCGCCATCATGTTAGGCTTCATGGCGTTGTTCATAGGCATGGGTGTTGACATTCCGGTGTTCATGCCACCCATCATTTTCTTCTTGCGTTTCTTAGGCATACCGCCATACATCATCGGTTTCCGAGTGCTGCCGCCATACCTCATCCCTTTCGGGCCGTTGTAGTAGGTCTTCATTGTATTACTCCCATAGGTGCTACTGTGTTCATTTTGTTTATGTGATCTAATCTTTCGATCATGTTTTTAGGACCCCCGTAAATGGCATCCTGTTGGGGCGCGAATCGGAATCCTCGTTCTCCCGCCTCTTCACGGCGTTCAACGTCACGCTCTGTGATACCTTCTCTATTTAGTTCAGCGTTGATAACAACATTACGTGTAAAAGCTCTGTTAAAACGGTCAAGTGCTCTATTGCTTTTTGCTGTCTTAGGCTGAACACCGTCCTCCAATATTTTGAGAAACGTTTCTGTTATCTCCGGATCGCCTATCATTGTGACAAATGCGTCGTACTTCTGTTTTCTACCTGTTCTAAAAAGAGCCTCAAGTGCAAGCCATCTGAAACTAGCTTGGTGGCGCATAACCTGCCACAGTTTGTTGAAACCAGATTCAATATTAAACGGTAGAGGCTTTCCTGTAAGTCTAAGAGGATGGTCTGGTGGGTATACTCTATCAGTGAACTTCTTAACAGACTCAAGGCTCTTGACTACGTTAGGACTTGTCTCTCTTAACGCTTCAAGTGCTCTGTCGTCACTAAAGAGTTTGTCTAATTTAAGAATGTCTATATCTTCACCGTCTGTTACCTGCAGCTTTCTATATGTTCCGCGACGCACAGACTTGTTTATTAAGAGATCGAACGCCTCACGTTCAGCTTGTGGCAGTGCTTCTCTGAAGCCAGAGAGAGCAACCCTGCCTGTATCAGTTGTTGCTTGTTCGTAGATGATGTCTTCAAAATTACCTTTTTTACCTATTACCTGCTCTAATTCTTTCACACGGTTTTGATAGATTTTGACGTAAGTATTTATGTAATCTTCTGACTCTTTTGTTATTTCATCTAGATACTCAACACTTTTACCTAGCTGTTGACTAAAGATAGGTACGTTTTCAATGTTTTCATATCTTCCTATTGGAAAGTATTCATCTGTTTCCTTAAACAGGGAGCCCGCATTTTCCATTACACCGTCAGCATTTCGTGTGTATGTAGGTATGGCTTCCATAGCTCTCATAGTTTTGACGGGATTCTCAATAGCTGTTCTCTGGATCATATCACCAGCAACGTCGTCAAGTTGAACAATACCATCATAAGTTGTGAACACGCCTAATGGTTGTTTAGCTGGATCTAACTTTGCAAAGGAAGTAATGTACTTACCTCCGGTAGTTCCCAACATGTGAGAAAGGAACGAATTTTGCATGAGCTCTTTCAAGTCCTCCGCCCCTTTTGATCCTGCGATTAAATAGAATTGACCAGTGGCTTCATCCCATTCTCCGAATAATTTTACAAGATTACGACCTTCCTGCCTTTCAAAGAACTTTTGTGGGCTTGTTGTTTCTCCCATCTTATTGAGAACATTAGTCATGTACTCTGCTTGAACACCATCTTCTTGTGCTTTGACCAGTGGATTTTTACCGCCTTTATTGGAGGTGTCTCTAGAGCTATGTCTTTTTTGGTATATCTTAAACTTGGTATCCGCAGCGGATATGTCAGTTTGTATTTCGTCTCGTCTTGCGTCATCGATGAAATCACCTGTAGTCCTAGAGCGAAGACCTTGTGATCTCTCTATACGTATAGATTCTTGAATACCACCCATGACTCTTTCAAGTTCAGTAGCCCCCGTCTGTCCTGCTTTAAATCGGCCTCTTCCAACCACACTGTCGAGAGTATTTAATTCAGAAAAATTCAAAGGTAGTTGCATGGAGTCTGCGTAATCTCTCATTTGAGCTTGATCTGTAAATCCAAACAAAGATTTCAACTCGTCGGGTACGTTATCAAAGGACTCTTCAGCAAAGTATTTTTTCTGCCATTCCCAGACATCGATGTTACGAGAACTCTGTAAAGGATATGCCTCTCTTACTTCTTCGGGTAAATCAATAAAAGCATCTACAATGTTCTTTCTCATGTTGTTACCAGCTTGTTGCCCAGCACGTTGCACA